GACGCGCTTGACGGCTGGAAGCAGCAACATACCGCCGCCGGACGAGCCAACCTGGCGGCCGTTCCATGCACCATTCTCGACGGTGTTTCCCGCAACTTACATCGCTACCGTCGCGCAGTCTATTGCACCGCACGCGCCAATCTGATCGAGCGTTATCGCGATTTCGACAACACAAACGAAGGCAATAAGCGCGCTGAAGACATGGAGAGCGCCATCGGCGACCTGCGTCGAGACGCGCTCTGGGCAACCAATGACATCCTCGGCCTCTATCGCACCACGGTAGAACTGATATGAGAGTCAGAGCGCATCAGGGGGATACCGTCGACAACCTGTGCTGGCGTCATTACGGCGCCACGCGCGGCATGAATGAACTGGTTCTGGAAGCGAATCCGGGGCTGGCCGCCCTCGGCGCAATCCTGCCGGTCGGCCACGAAGTGGATATGCCCGTCATGCAGGCCGCCACCACGCAACAGATCACGTATCTATGGGATTGATGAAATGCGCGTCGACGACCTCGCCACCGAACAGGAAGAACTCCACCGTGCTGCAGCGCTAGCTCATCGCAAACTGGTGCGCAAGGTCAGCGGCATCTGCCTAAATTGTCAGGAGCCGGTGGCCGCGAACGCCTGCTACTGCGATGAATACTGCCGGGAAGACCATGAGAAGAGAGAAAGATTACAGCATGTTTGATAAAGACCCTAGCAGCTACTCACTGATTACCTATTTTTGGGTCATCGCGCTCGCTGCATGGGGTGGTGCCGTATCGTTTATCAACAAAGTCAAGTCCGGCGATTCCAGGGCCTTCAACATCACGGAGTTTATCGGAGAGATCGTCACCTCCGGCTTCGTCGGCGTGCTCACATTCTGGCTGTGCGAGGCCGCCGGATTCAACCCACTCATCACAGCCGCGCTGGTTGGCATTACCGGCCACATGGGCAGCCGTGCCCTGTTCCAACTGGAAAAGTGGGCCTCGAATAAATTTTTGAAATAGGAGCGATATCATGACGGCATTACGACTGGGCAGCATCGGAGACGGCGTCAAGGAACTGGAACGCCTGCTGGCCGCGCATGGCTACAAGGTCAGGGAAGACGCCCTGTTCGAGGAAGACACCGAGCGCGCCGTCAAGGCCTACCAGACACGTGCCGGCCTCGTAGCAGACGGCCTGGCAGGCCCCAAGACACTGGCATGCTTGCGCCGCCGCGCGCGCGACCCCAAACTCCTCACACAGCGCGACATCAATCAGGCTGCTGCAACGCTCGGCGTATCCATCGCAGCCGTGATGGCGGTCAACGAGGTAGAGAGCCGCGGCACCGGCTTTTTTGAGGATGGCCGCCCCGTCATGCTGTTTGAGCGCCATATCATGTATCGCCGTCTCAAGGCCGCAGGCTACAACGCAGATGATCTGAGCGTGAAATACCCGCGCCTGGTGAACAAGCTGCCGGGCGGTTATCGCGGAGGCTGGCCGGAATACACCCGGCTCAAGTCCGCCCAGAGCATAGACCACGATATCGCGCTGGAATCCGCGAGCTGGGGCCAGTACCAGATCATGGGTTTTCACTGGCAGCCGCTGGGCTATAAGAGTGTTCAAGCTTTTGTCGAGGCCATCCAGACATCTGAGGCAGAGCACCTAGCAGCTTTCGTTCGATTTATTCAGGCAGATTCCGCCTTGCACAAGGCACTTAAAAGTAAAAAGTGGGCTGAGTTTGCTAGGATCTACAACGGCCCGGCTTACAAGAAAAACATGTACGACATCAAACTAGCGCGCGCATTCGAGCGTTATTCCGCGCTCGATGATCTCGCTGAGCAGGGCGCCTGACATGCTGCCCGTATCCTCAAAACTCACCGTTGGCCTGCTACTGGTCTCGGTCGTTTCCGTGGCGCTGCTGACCTCGCGCATCCAGACGCTCAACGCCCGCAACGCGCTGGTGGCTGAGCAACGCAACCAGGCGCTGGCCAAGGCCAAAACCCAGCAGGCCATTATCGGTGCCATGGCGGACCACAGCATGAAAACGCAAGCCGCGCAAAGCCAACTGCGCGGGCAGATCGCCACCGTCGCCGGACTCAATTATCGCCACGAACAGACCATCCGCACCCTGGAGCAAGCCAATGAAACACTTAAAATCTGGAGCAATACTCGCCTGCCTGACCCTGTTATCCGCATGCGCCAACGCCCCGCCATTACCGGAAGTGCAGCTTATCGAGATTGGCTGTCCGAGCGTGACACGCTGTCAGCTACCCCCGACCCGGCCGCTTTCGAATGGCGACCTGCGACGCGACGTTGAAGCGGTAGAAGCGGCCTGGCACGACTGTGCCGCCGAGGTAGATATGATCTACGAATTTCAACATGGGGCGAAAACTCCGGAATGAACAAGCCCAAAAGCCTACGCGAAGCCCTGACCATAGCGCTGCCGGAGATTCGTCAGAACCCTGAGCGCCTGCAGATATTCATCGAAAGCGGCCAGCTCGCCGCCACGCAGGCGCAGAATTTCAGCTTCATCTATCACTACACCCTGTCCGTCCTCATCATCGACTTCAGCAATCATGTGGATACCATTTTCATCCCGCTCATGGTTTGGCTGCGGGAGTATCAGCCCGACCTCCTGACCGGACAGCCGGATGGCGGCATCGGCTTTGATGCCGAAATCGTCAGCAATACGGCCACGGATATCGAAATCAAACTGAAGCTCACCGAAACAGTCGTAGTCACGGCAGAAAACGGCAAGCTGGTCTCCCGCCACCTGCCGGAACCGCCGTTGATGGACACCACCGGCGACACAGGATGGGAAATGCTGGCCAACGAAGAGACCGTGCAACAGACACCGATCGAGGTGATCGAGTAGACATGGAAGGCGACATCGACCAGATCGACGCCTTCGCGCGCGGTTTGCTGGAAAACCTCACCCCAGCACGCCGGCGTGCACTGGCCGCCGCCATCGCCGCCCGCCTGCGCACATCACAGGCGCTACGCATCGCCACGCAGCGCAACCCGGACGGCACGCCCTACGCCACGCGCAAACCGCAGAAGCGCTACAAACGCGGGCGCATCCGCCGCACCATGTTCGCCCGCTTGCGACTCAACAAACATCTCAAGGCCAAGGCCACGCCAACCAGCGCCAGCGTCGAATTCACCGGCCGCACCGAGCGTATCGCCCGCGTGCACCAGTTCGGCCTGCGCGACCGGGTGAACCGCATCCGCAACCTCACCGTGCAATATCCGGAGCGTCAGATTCTCGGCTTCAGCGATGCCGACCTGCAGATGGTCGAATCGCTGGTGATCGAATCACTGGCGCGCACATAGCCGCCCTGTTCTATCGGGCCGCTTTACAACCACGACAAACCCCCAACTCTGCGCTGCATGGATAGATTCACCATTCATGGATACCGCACATCTTTCCCGTCTGCTCGAAAACCTCATCCGCGCCGGCACCGTGCACGCGGTTGACCACGCGCAAAAGCGTTGCCGCGTGGTAAGCGGCGGGCTCATCACCAACTGGCTGCCCTGGTTCAGTACCCGCGCCGGTACCACGCGCGATTGGGATCCGCCGACCGTCGGAGAGCAATGCCTGATTTTCAGCCCCAGCGGCGAAGTCGCCGGCGGGTTCGTCCTGCTCGGCACCTATTCCGACGCCTTCGACGCCCCCAGCAACAGCGCGGATGAATGCGTGCGCGAGTATCCCGACGGCGCCGTCATCCGTTACAACCACGCCACCGGCGCGCTGCATGTCACCGGCATCAAGACCGCGCTGGTCGAGGCCTCCGATTACATCGTCATCGACTGTCCGCAGGTGACCTTTACCGGCAAGGTCAAGATCGAAGACCTTCTCACCTATGAAAACGGCATGGTCGGCCTGGGCGGAGCGAATACCGCAGCACTCATCACCGGCGATGTCATCGCCGACGGCATCAGCCTAAAACACCATATTCACCCGGGCGATTCCGGCGGCACTACGGGGCAACCGCTATGAGCGGCATGAACACATCCACCGGCAGAAAGCTCGGCGACATCGGGCATATCTGGCAAAGCTGCCGCGATATCCTCACCACGCTGATCGGCACCCGCATCGAGAGGCGTGAATACGGTTCCCTGTTGCCGGAGCTGATCGACCACCCGCACAACAAAGCCAACAACCTGCGGCTCATGTCCGCCACCGTCATGGCGCTGGCCAGATGGGAGCCCCGCATCCGCATCCGCCGCGTACTGGTCACGCTGGGTAATGAGCACGGCCAGACCACCATCGACATGGACGCCGTGCGCGTTGACGGCACTGGGAAGCCCAGGGGCACCATTAACCTCAACATCCCGGTCGGAGGTCTGCGATGACGGTCGCCATCAATCTGGCCGAGCTCACGCCACCAGAGGTCATCCAGCCGCTCGATTTCGAGGTCGTGCTTGATTCCTACAAGGCAAAGCTGCTGGAACTGTATCCGGATGCGGCCGACGTCATCGAGCTGGAGTCAGAACCGCTGGTCAAACTGATGCAGCTCGCCGCCTGGCGCGAGATGGTGCTCACCGCCCGCTACAACGACGAAGCTCGCGCCCTGCTGCTGGCCTACGCCAGCGGCGCCAATCTGGATCACATCGCCTACACCTATTACCGGCGCGAGACCAGGCTGGTGATCACACCCGCCGATCCAGAGGCGATCCCGCCCGTGGAAGAAGTGCTGGAGTCGGATGACGACTTTCGCAACCGCGTGGCGCTTAAGCTGGAGTCGTACTCAACAGCCGGGCCGACAGAGGCGTTTATATTCCACGCACTCACTGCCTCGGCGCAGGTCAAGGACGCGAGCTGCACCAGCCCGCAACCCGGCACATCGCTGGTGACCGTGCTCTCGCGCGAAGGCAATGGCGTGCCATCGCAGCCGGTGCTCGATGCCGTCATTACACGGCTCAACGATGGCGAAGTGCGTCCGCTCTCCGAAGAGGTGCTGGTGCAGGCGGCCGAAGTCATCGAATACGAGCTCACCGTCAGCATCTATACCTACGCCGGCCCGGATTACAGCATCGTATTGGCAGAGGCAGAGGCTGAGCTCATCAAATACCAGGAGCGACACCACCGTCTCGGCCACGACCACACCATCAGCGGCCTGCACGCTGCAGCGCAGCGCCCCGGCGTACAGAAAGTCGTGCTCTCGATTGCTGACGACATCATCGTCAGCGAATCTCAGGCGGCCCGATGCACCAGCCTGACCGTGCAACATGCGGGGATCGCGGTATGACGAACAAAAGCCTGCTTCCGCGCAATACCACGCCGCTTGAGCGCGCTACCGAAGCTACGATGCTGAAATTCGACCCCGCCATGCAGGTACCGACGATATGGAATGCATCAAACTGCCCAAAACGGCTGCTGCCATGGTTTGCCTGGGCGCTATCGGTGGATGACTGGGAAACCGACTGGTCTACCGAGAAAAAACGCGCCGCCATCGAAGAATCCATCGAGATACATGAACATAAAGGCACACCCGCAGCCATCATGCGTGCGCTGGCAATTCGCGGGCAGCCTGACGCCATCCTGATCGAGCGCTCGCACTATATCCGCCACGACGGCGCAGCCACGCGCAACGGCTATTACTATCGAGGCGGCCCGGGAATGTGGGCCACTTTCCGCATCATCCTGCAACGCCCGATCACCATCGACCAGTCGCAAGCCATCCTGCGCATGATCGCATCAGTCAAGCGCAACTGCTGCTGGCTGATGAACATGGATTTCACTGCAGCCGCCTTGAGACACAACGGATACGCCACGCGCAACGGAACCTACACGCGCGGGCTGATCACTATTTAAAGGGAGTTTTTATGGCAGATTTAATTGAACTACCGCAATGGGAGCCCGGAATTTACCAGCTCGAAACCGACGACCCGGTGCTGGGCGGTGAAGACGGCATTGACAACCTGCAGGCCAAACAACTGGCGAATCGCACGCAATACCTGAAAGGACAACTGGAACTTAGACTTACGCAAGCGCAGGCAGAAGCGCTGATCGCCCAACTGGTCGATAGCTCCCCCGCTGCCCTCGATACGCTGAACGAACTGGCCGCAGCACTCGGTGACGATCCGAACTTTGCCGCCACCATCACCAACGCGCTCGCTCTGAAAGCGCCTCTGGCATCACCGGCGTTTACCGATGCCCCGACAGCGCCGACGCAAGCGCCCGGTACCAACAACACCACGCTGGCGAATACGGCTTTTGTGCAGGCGCTGTTTAATACCATTCCATCTCTTGCTGGCAAGCAGACCTGCTACATTCCCGCAGGTGCGATGAAGCCGCGTGAAACAAATGGTGCAGAACTAATAACGGTTCAGCTCGGCACCAACGGAACGCTTGTTGTTGGGCTAGCTTTCGATACCGCCACGGCTGAATACGCGCAGTTCTCCATCCGCATGCCGAAATCGTGGAACGAAGGCACTGTGACATTCACGCCGGTCTGGACAGCGGACAGCACCAGCACCAATGGTGTGGCGTGGACAATGCGGGCGAAAGCTATCGGCAATGATGAAACGATTGACGCTGCGTGGGGCTCCGATGTAACAGTCACCGACAACAACACTTCGACCGCCTACCAAAAACACATCGCGGCGGAATCAGGAAATATCACCGTTGCCAACGCAGGCGAACTCGAATGGGTGGTGTTCGAAATTTATCGGAACGTCAGCAACGGTTCCGACACCCTCGCCGTTGATGCCATCCTGACCGGCGTTACGCTGAACTACACAACGGATGCGGCGAACGATGCTTAGCCTCAATAATCTAATCGGATTCTGGCAGGCTCCGCGCGCTCCTATCGATAAAATATATGTAGGCACTTCTAGCTCATCATCCGGGCAGGCAAGCGCATACACATTTTCATCTGTTAATTTAGGGGCTGCCCGGTCTGGGCGAATAGTTGTTCTTGCTATTACGGTGAAAGACACGAACTCGCCATACATCAGCAGCGTGACTGTAAATGGAGTCGCAGCCACGCCAGCTGTTGTAATTAGAAACAGCAACGGACAAACATCGGCCATTTATTTCATTGAAAACAGCGCAAGCACATCGGGGACGATTGTTATTAATGTTCCCGACAGTGCGTCAAACTGCTCGGTAACGGTCTACAACATTCACAACGCAACTTCATCCGTACCAATCACAGGATCATCGACAGGAAATCCTCCTGCCGCGGTTAATTTAAGTCTTCCCGCCGCAGCCGTCGCCGTTGGCGTCTCAGCAACGAACAATAGACTGACCGCGACATGGAGCGGCCTGACTAAGGATATCAACACTGCTATCGGTTCCTCAAACGACGACTATTCCACAGCATCAGGCTACCTAGCTGTTGGCTCTAATAGCCTGTCAGTAAATTATCAGTCTAACGTTTCTGTCGCTTTTGCTGCTTGGAGATAAACATGTTTGCGCTAATTCAAAAATCAGACAACAAAGTTCTTCGCATCGCTCAAGAAGGTGCAACTCTCGCTGAAGAAAAACCTTTTTACTGGCTTGAATGCCCGGCCGATTGCACGCCAGCATGGAGCTTCGATGGTGAAACATTAACCCCGCCTCGGCCTCCTGTTTCGTCCGCATCCGCCGTCATCGCTGCCAAGCTCGCCGCCATCAACACAGCGTGTGAGGCCGAGATCGCTGCCATCAGCGCCGGTTACCCGGCCAGCGAGGTGCTGAGCTGGACTAAGCAGGAGGCCGAGGCGCGGGCCTTCACAGCCGACGCCGAAGCCGTTACGCCGCTGCTGGATTCTCTGGCCGCCGCGCGCGGCATCACCAAAGCCGAGCTGGCCAGCCGCGTCATCGCA